CCGATTACAAGTTGTACATTACCAATCGGATACGGAGTGCCTGTATGAAGATATGGAAACGGGACCATAGGAAAGTTGCTGATAGGCAGCATGAGTTTATAGAGTATCTGATTACCAACAGCGCATACAACACTTATACGGGTTTCGAAGTAGTTGGAAGTCTCTGTAATGTACTTACCATAGGTCTTCTTAACTTTTTCGTACTCTTCTTTGCTGATACTAAAAGACTTAACAAATGTGAGTTCTCTGAGCTCCATAGCCATCATACGCTGTTGCTGCTGCTGCATAGCCTCATCAAACTGTTTCATTACCCTCTTTACCTCAAAAGCCATACGTTCCTGAGAGATTGTACCCTTCTTAAAAGCATCTGTAAGTGCAATACGTTTATCCTCAACAGCCATTTCACCTTTGGCCCGTATTATCTTCATTTCCGCAGCTACTCTGGTTTGTACCTCTTTCATTTCTGCCTGAGATGGTTGCTTTCGAAGTGTTATTCTGACATATGGCAGACTTTCCTTCTGATAGAACTCGTAATAGTCTATATATTGATCGAGTTTCTCATCTGTATAGGTCTGAACCCCTATCTCGTCCTGGAGGATACCTGTGGAGTCGTCCGTATCACGATCCGAGTATGATACCGTATGCTCATCAAGACCCTCTGCTTTCACGATTAGACTTTTATATTGTGGAAGTCTGTGTACGAGGTCACGTTTTGGCCTGTCCTGTTTAATCAGAAACCATGCTGCATCCCGCATAAATAGGCCACGACTGGCGGGATCAGGATAGCCCTCAAGCGGATCAAGGTGTTTAAACATGATCTCGCCTCTTCCATAGTCGGCGTTAGGATCCACATATTGGAATAAGTAGCCTAAACTCTCTGTAAGAGAATCCTGTACTACCTGACCCAGTACCGAACGGCCGTGTGATAGGTTCCAGCAACGTTCTGCCAAGGCATTATGAACATGTGCCAAATCGACGCTACAGCCTTTTCGTGCAGCGAATACAAACCGTGGATTCTTATAAGTAAGGAAATACTGGAGAGTCTCGACGCCTTTAGTGATTTTGTTCACAGTGAATGTAGGCATCCCTGCGTCCTCAAGAGCTTTTATCTCATCCTTTGTTAACTGGTCATTGTGAAAGAAATCCCTTGCCTGTTCCTGCTTAGTCCTCCATTTTACGTAGGGACCTCCTCTGACACGGGTATATACGTTATATATGGTCTTAGCCAGCTCTGCTCTCTCTTTAACAGGAAGACTCTTGCCTTCCCGTAGTGTATCAACAAACGATATCATTAGATGCCTCCTTTTATCTTACTTTCCAGTCCCTACTTTTAGCAGGTGCTCTGTCTATCTCATGTATATTGTCCTGTTTACGCTCGAATTTACGAACAGGCGCATAGGCGTATTTAACAGCAAAGAAGAAGCTCTCGATAAGATCATCATGTGTAAGACGAATGCCAAAACCTTCTATTTGTTTCTTTAGCTCATAGTGCTCCTTGCGAATGAATACTTGCCTACGCGCAAAATACTTATTAAGGCCCGTGCGTATTTTATTTTTCTTCTCTTTACCACCAGGCTCTTCAGGTTCCACAAAGAGATACTGCTTATCCAGCCTAAGTTTTTCTGCTTCTAAATCCTGCCATACACCCCTAGTCATAGCAACATCTTCGAGTGCTCCACCTTTACAGTGGTACATGTCGTACAGTTCTATAAAGTGATCCACATAGCCTTTTTTACCAATAAGCTCATTGGTTTTTGGATCACGAAGGCCGAGCTGAGGTACACTGCGTTTACACATGTACTCCAGCACGAATATACGAAAGTGTACATCCACCGCTATTACTGTTATAGCATTGAAATCAGAGGTCATTGTTTCTATATCAGTTGCTGGGTCGCCCCCTATAAAGCAGTTAACAGGAAATACCGACCCTCCCCAGTTTAAAAAGCTCTGCTGGAGGTCCTCATCCCAGAAGTAGGAAGCCATGTGGAGCTGATAGTGGTCCGGAGTCCATATTTTGTCCTCCATGCCCTGAGGCTGAAGTTCGTACTCCTGGTAGTAACCTGTGGCATCTCCATAGGTATCTATAAAGAACTGCTTCTTCTCATCTAGCTTTTTACGTGGCATATAGGATTCCCATAGAACTCCTCCAGGCATAGAAGGCTGTGTAGCTGGGTAGTACATAACTATCCAACTGAATGTATCGCCTTTTCCATCTTGCACAGCTTTCATATAGTTGTCTAAGATTTGTTGGCACAAAGAGTCCGGATGAACAGGAGTACCATTGAATATGAGCCTACCAATATGCATGTCCAATGCAGAATATACAGCATTAATAGCGTTCTTCTTTATCCAGTCACGGGAATCGAATGTCTTTGTGTTAGCCTCGTTCTCAATATCATCTAGTATAACCCTATAATATCTATTCGTACCACCCATTATAGTAGATATAGTCTCGCCACGAAGACTTCGTATATTAGAACGACTAACAAGGACGTCCCCGTTTATAGTAGAGAGCTCCTGCTTGGTCCAGGTGCGACTCAGACCTCTACCGCCTATCTTGCTGAAGTATCTGTGTATACGTTTATTGTATTCCAGGTTATTTGCTACGTAGTGTATATTGCTATAACATTTAGCTATAGTGTCACTAACCCAACCTATAAATCTAGGTGGGTCATCTTTCTTACGGTAGCAATATGTATGAATAATATAGGCTTTTGTGAGGGTAGTTTTAGCATGACCACGCGCTACGATACAGGCTAACTGCTGTATTGTTGACTCGTCTAGGTACGCATCACCTATTTCATAGTGGAAGGGAGGACTCTCTGACCTCTTGAAGTCGCCTTTGAGGAAGAACTTGCCAAAAGTTATCAAGTCGCCTTCACCCATATGCAATATTTCCTCCTCTTTAGATAGCTGCTTGGGAGGAGCCGTAATACTAAACGGTTTAACTATTTCGGAGTCTATTTCTTCGTCTGCAACGAATTTACATATGTTTCCCATTGCTTCATATCTCCAAGAAACTTGAATGGAAGTGTACATAGGCCTGTTGTGATGTTGCTATTCTTCCTATCAAAGTCGAACTCAAATCCCAATGACTCCATGAACCGCGTAATTGCTTTGTCGAGATATTCATTTCGTCCTTTATCGTATTTTACGACTAAGTATTTGCTACCTACGGTGCTTTTTACCCCCTGCATGACTTTTTCCCCTCTTATGAATAGGTTTTGATGCATAGTCTCGTAGCTGTGAGATGCTCATGTTTTTGTACATGCTGAACGAGGCCCCCTTTAGCCCCTTTGAAGAGCCCTTTCGCTTTGCTGCTAAAGCCGCTCCTGCTGCTTTACGTTGTCTTTCACTGTATGGCATAGCTATTCCTCCTCATACTGTGTTATCTGACGTGCCTGTGTCGCTTCTTCTATCTCTTCCGGAGTGACATCCTCAAGATAGCCTGGCAGATTTCTTAATGGGCTTCTTCTGGCACTATTGTCTGTCGGATAGGCATCGATAATCTTACTCACCTCTTTAAAAGATCCTAATTTGATATTATCCGATTGCGTCTTCTCTATAAGTTCCTTAAGCCCCTTCAAAACGTAATACACATCCATTTTGAGCCTGTCTGCCGCTGATTTAGCTTCTGCTTTTATCATACCAAGCACCTCATCACTTAGAAGCGTTGCTATAGCACGCCTTTTTATGTATGCAACATCATTTGACTTTGGAAATGTAGATTTGTAGGCGCGATAGGGGTCTACACAGGCTTTATACACTTTGTAAAATTTTATAGCGTTCTTCCTAGACAAGTGATGTACGACCCCTTTGCCGTAAAACGAGTATCTGCTTTTACGTTTAGAGAAATCTGTGTCCATTTCTATCTCTAAGTCGCAGATAAACGTGCCTACAACTGTTCTGACATACTTATTACTGAGATGTTTATAAGGTCTCTTTCGCATAGAGCCCACTCTCAGGATCTGGAGTATTCGGCAGTCGTCGCTTATGACCCAATCACCTTCTTCGCCTTCACGCCAATCTATGATAATCTCAGGTATGGGCTTGTCATACATCTCAAAATGAGCTTCTAGCTCTTCGTAGGTGTCGAATACGTAGTGGCGTATACCTTTTATCTTACGAAATTCCATTTGACTTCAATACTCCCTCAGCCGCTTTACCGTTAACTTCGTTAATGGCACTCCTAAGTTTCTCTTCTGTGCCACTCGCAATAAGAAAGTTATAAAAGTGTCTGGCTCTACTGATAACTTCATCTATAGTGTGGGTTTCAGAACCATGCAATGCTAATTGCAATGCTACTACTCTCTTGTCTTCACTCATGATGTTACCTCCTTAATAATGCCTCGTCGCCTACGTACTATTCGCCCCTCACCGTCTCGCGGAAAGCCTTCACCAGGACAATGTACCCCTAGAAGATTGCCATTATCATGAAAAATATACATACAATAACGACATTCGTGGTTCTTGTTACCCCACGGATGAGTTCGCTCTCCACAATTAGGACAGTTCACAATATCCTCCTCTCGTATTAACGTCTTTTTAAATATACTAACTCAATACCACCGTGTCAAGCATTTTCTGAAAAATTTTTAAGATTGTAAATCGCTTAATCGTGTAAATTGCTAGTCTGTCAAGCGATTTTCGTTAGAAAACGTTATTAATTGATGTGAGTGCGTGTCATATATCCTCTCATATTCCGGCCCTGGGTTCGAGAGGGATTTCGGTTTTTCGGGATTTCGTTAAAATTCGAAACCAATTGAAATATTGCCACGCCAGACCAGCGTACCTGTCTCTTATACACATCTCCGAGCCCACGAGACCAGAGAGGATCTCGTATGCCGTCTTCTGCTTGAAAAAAAAAAA